CAGCTAGAGGACACAGACCGTGCAAACACCAATCTATTCGGCTCAGGACGAGATGGAGGTGATGGCGCGGTTGTGGACGCCCGCGCTGAAGAACGACCCGCTAAAGTTCGTGCTGTACGCGTTTCCGTGGGGGCAGAAGGGGACGCCCCTTGAGGACTTTGCGGGCCCGCGCAAATGGCAGCGCGAGGTGCTGCATGAACTGGCGGAGCACATAGCGCAGAACAACGGCAAGGTTGACTTCGACACGCTCAGGATGGCGACCTCATCGGGGCGTGGCATCGGCAAGTCGGCGCTGGTGTCCTGGTTGGTGATCTGGATGCTATCGACGCGCATCGGGTCCACCACCATCGTGTCGGCCAACTCGGAAGCGCAGCTCAGGTCGGTGACGTGGGCGGAAATAACCAAATGGCTCAGCATGAGCCTGAACAGCCACTGGTTTGAGATTAGCGCTACTCGCGTGGCCCCGGCCAAGTGGCTGACGGAGATCGTGGAGAAGGATCTGAAGATGGGCACGCGCTACTGGGGCGCGGAAGGACGGCTGTGGAGCGCGGAGAATCCGGACGCCTACGCGGGGGTGCACAACTTCCAAGGCGTGATGCTGGTGTTCGATGAGGCCAGCGGCATCGAGGACAGCATCTGGTCGGTGGCGGCGGGATTCTTCACGGAGAACACGCCCAACAGGTTCTGGATGGCGTTCAGCAACCCGCGCCGCAACAGCGGGTACTTCTACGAGTGCTTCAACGGCAAGCGGGACTTCTGGCGCAACAAGATCGTAGACGCCCGGTCGGTCGAGGGGACGGACAAGGCGGTGTACCAGCAGATCATCGACGAGTACGGGGCGGACAGCAACCAAGCCTACGTCGAGGTGTACGGGCAGTTTCCCAGTGCGTCGGACGATCAGTTCATTGGCAGCCACTTGGTTGACGAGGCGATGGACCGCGTCAAGTGGAAGGATCAGTCAGCGCCCATTGTCATCGGCGTGGACCCAGCGCGGTTTGGGGCGGACTCGACGGTCATCGCCGTCAGGCAAGGCCGGGACATCATCGCGATCAAGAAGTATCGGGGCGACGACACCATGGAGGTCGTGGGCCGCGTGATTGAGGCCATCGAGGAGTACAAGCCCGCGTTGGTCGTAGTGGACGAGGGCGGGCTGGGCGCGGGCGTCGTGGACCGGCTCAAGGAGCAACGGTACAAGATCAGGGGCGTCAATTTTGGGTCCAAGAGTAAGAATCCGCTCATGTGGGGCAACAAGCGGGCGGAGATGTGGGGCGAACTGCGGACGTGGCTCAAGACGGCCAGCCTACCCAAGGACCGGTACCTCAAGAGCGACCTGATCGGCCCCATGATGAAGCCGGACAGCAAGGGTACAATTTTTTTGGAAAGCAAGAAGGACATGAAGGCGCGAGGGTTGGCGTCACCCGACGCGGCGGACGCCATTGCGGTTACGTTCGCGTTTCCGGTGGCGCACCGGGAGTACGTTGACCGTGGACCTAGAAGAGGGTACTCTGCGGGCGGAATTACAACTTCATGGATGGGATCGTAACCATGACCACCAGCACCAAACCAATCGGCGTTGCTTTTGAAGATCAGAACATCATCGGTTCTGATTTTGTCTTGGCTGGCGGTCAGCTTGGCTACTCGACCGACGCTCAGGGAGCGGTCACGCAGCTCACCAGCAAGTCTACTGGCGTGACGCTAGACAAGTCTTGCGGTCAAATTACCTTGAACAACGCCGCGCTGGCGGCTACGACAAACGTGACGTTTACGCTGACCAATTCAATAATCGGCGTCAAAGACGTGCTGGTCTTAAATGTGTACGGAGGCACTTCTGGTTCGTACAACGTGTGGGTCAGCGGTCTGGCTGCGGGATCGGCCACCATCACCGTGCGTAACATCACGGGTGGTTCGCTGTCGGAAGCCATTACCATCAACTTTGCCATCATCCACGGACAGTAACATGCCCCTTAAAAAATCTGCGTCGCCCAAGGCGTTCAAGGCTAATGTGGCAACCGAGGTAAAGGCTGGCAAGCCGCCCAAGCAGGCGGTTGCCATCGCGTATTCGGTCAAGCGAGCAGCAGCGAAGCCGTCAAAAGGTAAGTGACATGGCTAAGTCCGTTTCTTTATCGGTTGGGCGCGGGGAAAAATTACCCGTTAGCAAAGGCGCTGGTCTAACTGCTAAAGGGCGTGAAAAGTACAACGCGGCAACGGGCTCTAACTTGAAAGCGCCCGCTCCTAGCCCTAAGACTGAGGCAGACAAGGGCCGCAAGGCTTCGTTCTGCGCAAGGATGGGCGCAGTAGCGGCTAACGCCAAAGACGGTGACCGCGCCAAAGCGGCGCTCAAACGGTGGAAGTGCTGACATGGCTATGAAACCTGGGTTGTACGCTAACATCAACGCAAAGCGCGAGCGCATTAAAGAGGGCTCGGGCGAGAAGATGAAGAAGCCCGGCGCACCCGGCGCTCCGACTGCCAAGGCGTTTAAAGAGTCAGCTAAAACTGCAAAGAAGAAATAAATGGATTATTCAGGGGTAGCTGCGGCAGGCCGCGTGTCGAGCGGGGGCGGGTCTCGTAAGAAAGACCCTGCTACCGTTATGGACACCATGCGTAGCCGTTTGACGATGGCTATTGCTGCCTATTCTGAAAGCCGCGAAGACGAGTTGGACGATCTGCGGTTCTTTGCCGGGTCGCCTGACAATCAATGGCAGTGGCCTGCGGACGTGTTGGCTACCCGTGGTTCGGTGCAGGGACAGACAATCAACGCCCGGCCTTGCCTGACCATCAACAAGCTGCCACAGCACGTCAGACAAGTAACGAATGATCAGCGACAAAATCGGCCAAGCGGCAAGGTCATCCCTGTCGATGACAAGGCGGACGTGGAAGTCGCTGAAATCTATGATGGTATCGTTCGCCATATTGAGTATATGTCGGACGCAGACGTGGCTTACGATACTGCTTGCGAAAATCAGGTAACCTATGGCGAGGGCTACATCCGGCTGCTGACGGAGTACACCGGCGATGATACGTTCGATCAGGACATCCGCATCGGGCGCATTCGCAACTCTTTTAGTGTCTATATGGACCCCACCATTCAAGATCCATGCGGATCTGACGCCAAATGGTGCTTTATCACCGAAGATCTCACGCGTTCTGAGTACGAGCGCCTCTTTCCCGACGCCATGCCTGTCTCGTCTATCCAGCAGCAAGGCGTGGGCGACGAAAACTTGTCCAACTGGCTCAACGAAGATGTAGTCCGCATTGCGGAGTACTTTTACATCGAATACGAGCTTGCCAAGCTCAATTTGTACCCCGACAACCGCACTGCGTTTGAGGGAAGCCGCGAAGACGCCATGTTCAAGGCGTCTGGATTGGCTCCGCTCAAGAGCCGCCAAGTGGACCGCAAGCGCGTCAAATGGTGCAAAACTAACGGCTATGAAATGCTGGAGGAGAACGATTGGGCGGGCCAGTGGATTCCTGTCATTCGCGTCGTTGGCAACGAATTTGAGGTTGATGGCCGTCTTTTCGTGTCTGGATTGGTGCGAAACGCCAAAGACGCGCAGCGGATGTACAACTATTGGGTATCCGCTGAAACCGAGATGCTGGCTTTGGCCCCCAAAGCGCCGTTTATCGGCTATGGAGGCCAGTTTGAAGGTTATGAGCAGCAGTGGAAGACCGCAAACGTCAACAACTGGCCTTATCTTGAGGTCAATCCTGACGTTACGGACGGCGCAGGCGCTGTTTTGCCGCTTCCGCAGCGTTCGCCGCCTCCTATGGCGCAAGTTGGCCTCATACAGGCCAAAGCGGGCGCTTCTGACGACATCAAATCGACCACTGGTCAGTACGACAGTAGCCTCGGCGCGACCAGCAACGAGCGGTCGGGACGGGCTATTTTGGCTCGCGAAAAACAAGGCGATACAGGCACGTATCACTACGTAGACAACCTTGCCCGCGCCATTCGCTACACGACCCGCCAGATTGTAGACATGATCCCTAAGATCTACGACACCCAACGCATTGCCCGCATCATCGGCATTGACGGCGAGACGGGCATGGCAAAAATTGACCCGACACAGCAAGAGCCGGTCAAGAAGATTGTCAACCCTGAAAACCCCGGCATTGTAATTGAGAAGATTTACAACCCCGGCGTCGGCAAGTACGATGTGTGCGTCACAACCGGGCCAAGCTACATGACCAAGCGTCAGGAAGCTTTGGATTCAATGTCGCAGCTTCTTCAAGGCAATCCCAACCTGTGGGCTGTGGCGGGCGATCTGTTCATCAAGAACATGGATTGGCCTGGCGCGCAGGAAATGTCCAAGCGGTTTGCCAAGACCATTGACCCCAAGCTTCTTGAGACCGACGACAAGTCTCCGGCGCTTCAAGCTGCTGAACAACAGATGCAGGCAATGGGTCAAGAGATGGAAATGATGCACAAAATGCTTCAGAACGTCCATCAGTCCGTTGAAATGCAAGATCTTGAGCGCAAGAACTTTGAGGCGACAATCAAAGCGTTTGACGCCGAGACCAAGCGCATTTCGGCTGTGCAAGCGTCCATGTCGCCTGAGCAGATCCAAGACATTGTCATGGGCACGGTTCATGGCATGATTACCAGTGGCGATCTGGCGGGTGAAATACCGGGTCAGGAATTGCCCGGTGAAAACGCCGAACAAGGAATGCCACCCCAAGGAATGCCCCCGCAGGGAATGCCGCAATGACAAAAGCTTCTGATTTCGTAGGGTATCTGTTTCTTGCGCGGGATGTGGCCCACTCGGTCCATCTGAATACCCGCAGCTTTGCCAAGCACATGGCGTTGCAAGGGTTTTATGATGGCATTGTGGAATTGGCGGATAAATTTGCTGAAGCTTATCAAGGCCGTAATGGATTGATTGGCGGCATCACTCTTCAAACTGCCAAAAAAACAACCAACATAGTTGAGTTTTTAGAAAACCAACTTGAGGAAATTGAAGGGTGCCGGTACGACGTGGTATCAGACAAAGACACGCCGCTCCAGAACATCATTGACGAGATTGTAGGGCTGTACCTGTCAACCCTGTACAAACTCAAGTTTCTGGCGTGAGGTAGCAAATGCCCACCGCATCTTACGTCAAATACACCGCCGCTATCGAGCCTCTTTTAGAGGGTATTAATGCTGGCACTGATTCGTGGAAGATTGCGCTGGCGTTGACCGTCAACGCAGCGGACACCACGTTTACGGCAGGCACCACAGATCTGGCTACGGCTGGAGGGTACACGGCAGGCGGCAACGCGGCCAGCATTACATCAGCTACGCAGACGGCAGGCACGTACAAACTGGTGCTGGCAAGCCCATCCGTATGGACGGGATCTGGCGCTGGATTTACGTTTCGATATGCGATACTTTGGGATGCTACGACCAACACCCCGGTAGCGTATTGGGACTACGGGTCCAACGTGACCGTGGCGTCTGGCGACACCGTCACCGTGACCCTTGATGCTACGAATGGCGTGTTTCAAGCTACCTGATAGGATAGATCTATGGCCTTCATAACCGCAGATCGTGTCAAGGACACATCGACCACGACCGGCACCGGCAACATCACGGTGTCTGGATCTGCGCCATTTGGCTATCGGACCTTCTCAACGGTTCTCAGCGTTGCGGACACTTTCTATTACGCCATTCAGGGACAATCGACTGCCGAATGGGAAATTGGCGTTGGCACTTACGCCAGCACCAACCAGTTTGCTCGTACAACTGTGTTGGCGTCTTCCGCCAGCGGCAGCGCCGTGTCGTTCTCGTCCGGTACCAAAAACGTGTTTATTACGTTGGCGGCTACCAGAACGCTTCAGCTTGGGCCTAGCGACACACCAACGGCTGGGTCTGTGCCATACGGCACTGGTTCCACGTTGGCGTACACGGCGGCGGGGACATCTGGTCAATTTCTTAAATCAAATGGTTCTGGCGCACCTACTTGGGTAACGGCGTCTGGCACCGGCACTGTCACTAGCATCGATGTCAGCGGCGGCACAACGGGCCTTACAACTAGCGGCGGCCCTGTCACTACATTAGGCACCATAACCATTGCAGGTACGCTTGCAACGGCAAACGGCGGTACTGGCGGCACCGCAACGCCTACCGCCGGCACCATTCCCTACGGTACTGGTACTGCACTTGCGTATTCGGCTGCGGGCACAGCGGGCCAGGTGCTTACATCTGGTGGCGCTGGAACCCCTACATGGACCACTGTGACGGGTACGGGAACCGTTACCAGCGTGGCTCAATCATTTACCGGAGGCTTAATTTCGGTTTCTGGTTCGCCCATCACCGCTGCGGGCACTTTGGCCCTTACGGTAGCAGGTACATCCGGCGGTGTCCCATATTTTGGTTCTTCTTCTACCTGGGCTTCGTCCGCCGTTCTAACCGCTAGCGCCATTATGGTAGGCGGCGGCGCAGGTGCAGCGCCTTCGACCATTACGACCGGCACGGGTGTAGTGACGGCGTTGGGTTTGGCGGTGTCAGGTTCTGGCAGCATCGTTCTTGGAACATCGCCCACGGTCAACAACCCGACCGTCACCAATTACGTTGAGTCGGTGGTGGCTATTGGTACGGTAACAACGACCAATACCATCGCCCTGACCAACGGCACGGTTCAAACGGCAACCCTGACGGCTTCCACGGCTTGTACGTTTACAATGCCCACAGCCACTGCTGGTAAGTCTTTTGTGTTGCTACTAAAGCAGGCGGCATCCACAGGCAATGGAACCGCTACGTTTACCGGCGTTAAATGGGGTACTGCTGGCGCACCCACAATCACCGCAACTGCGGGCAAAATGGACATCCTTACTTTTGTCGCTGACGGCACCAACTGGTACGGCAGCATAGCGCAAGGATTTACTCCATAATGTTCGCCGCCAAGAATTTTCTTTTTACGGTTGTAGGTGCATTGACTGCGCCAACAGCGGTTGATGTTTTAGTTGTTGCTGGTGGCGGCGGCGGCGGCGCGGGGTATGCGGGCAACGGCGCTGGAGGCAGCGGTGCTGGTGCTGGTGGCTACACTTATTCTACTAATGTCGCCGTCACACCCAATACTTCATCGGTTATAACTGTTGGCGCTGGCGGTACAGGGGGAACTGGAAACTACGCTAATAACGCGACAAATGGCGGGGCCTCCACGCTTGCAGCAGGAGCTTTTGCTTCGGCAATTACAACAGACGGTGGCGGTAGGGGAACATACTATGGTGGAACGGGTGGCAGCGGTGGTTCTGGCGGCGGCGGCGGCACTGCAGGCGCCGGTTCTGCAACAGGCGTTGGCACAGGCTTCAACGGCGGCGCGGGCAATCCTTCGGCTGGCGGTTCGGGCGGCGGTGGCGGGGCAGGCGCGGCAGGTCAAGCAGGCGGCGTAGGCGATCAAAGAAATGGTGGTAATGGCGGCGTTGGCCTTTCCAACAGCATTAGCGGCACCGCCACTTACTATGCTGGCGGCGGTGGCGGCGGCGCGGAAGATAACGGGTTTACGCCCGGAACTGGCGGTTCTGGTGGTGGCGGCAGTGGCTCGAATGGACTCAGCGGCCCCGGCGGGGCGGCTACAATTAATACTGGCGGCGGTGGCGGCGGGTGCGGGTCTGATGGTAGCGGTTCGTACAATACTGGTGGCGCAGGTGGTTCCGGCATTGTCATTGTCCGCTATCCCGACACGTATGCTGCTGCAACAGCTACAACGGGTTCTCCCACAATAACTGTTGCTGGTGGGTATCGTGTTTACAAGTTTACTGGCAGCGGGAGCATAACTTTCTAATGGCTTTCATAACCGCAGATCGTGTTCTCGATAGCTCCACGTCTACAGGTACGGGGGCTTTTGTTGTGTCAGGTACGCCTGCGGCGGGCTATCGGACGTTTTCGGCGGTCATGTCGGTTGGCGACACCTGCTATTATTCAATCCAAGGGCAAACGACCAGCGAATGGGAAGTAGGTCTTGGTACTTACTCGTCGGCCAATACGCTGACCCGCACCACGGTTTATAGCTCGTCCAACGCAGGATCTGCGGTTACGTTTTCGGCAGGCACTAAAAATGTATTTATTACAATGGCGGCGTCCAAATCGCCTCAGTTAGACCCCTCTGGTAACGTGACGGCGTTAGGTACGCCCGCGTCCATAGCGTTAACAAACGCCACCAGTTTGCCTCTCGCCACCGGAGTTACCGGCACACTTTCCGCCAACAACGGGGGGTCCGTAGCCTGGCAGTCCGTTCAGACGGCATCCTTCACGGCTGTCGCTGGCAACGCATATCCTGTCAACACCACATCTGCTGCAATCACCGTCACGCTTCCCGCCAGCCCGTCTGCGGGCAACATCGTGCAGTTGACGGACTATGCGGGGACGTGGGCGACGAACTACGTGGCAGTTGGGCCTAATGGTAGCAAAATTAATGGGGCATCAAGCATATTCCCTGCGACCACGGCCCGTGAAAGTTTGGCATTTGTCTACATAGACGCCACGCAGGGTTGGCTGGTTTACGCTGGTGTTAATGCCGTGAACCCCGGAACATATAGCGCGTCATACCTTGTTGTTGCTGGCGGCGCTGGCAGCGGTGGCGGCATTGGGGGTGGGGGCGGCGCTGGCGGGTTGTTGACGGGAACAGCCTCGTTTTTACCTAACACTGTTTATACTGTTACCGTTGGCGCTGGTGGAAGCGCGGGAACGGGTACTGTTAAAGGAAGCAACGGCAATGTGTCGTCTGTTGCTGGCACTAGCTTAACGACTATTAGTGCAACTGGTGGCGGCGGCGGCGGAAACGGCCAAGGAACAGCCACTGCGGGCAACTCAGGCGGATCAGGCGGGGGCGGCGGCAGCGCCTTCACTGGATCAAATGCTGGCGGGTCTGGGACATCCGGCCAAGGATTTGCTGGCGGCACAGCTAATACGGCTGGCGGCAATACTTCCGGTGGCGGTGGCGGCGCAAGTGCAGTTGGCGGAAATAGTGGAGCTAGTGTATCCGGCGCAGGCGGCGCAGGGACAGCTTCGTCAATTACCGGCGCGTCTGTAACGTATGCGGGCGGCGGCGGTGGTGGGGCTAACGGCGGCGCTGGCGCAAGTGCTGGTGCTGCTGGAACGGGCGGCGGCGGCGCGGGTACAAACAGCACAACTGCGGGCACGGCTGGAACCGTTAACACCGGCGGCGGCGCAGGCGGTGGTGGCTACAATGGGAGCAGTGCTAACGGCGGCGCGGGTGGATCTGGCATTGTCATCTTGTCTGTTCCGACCGCCTTCTATTCTGGCACCACAACCGGCTCCACGGCTGTCTTTGTTGGGGCCATAACAACAACCACGCTCACCGTTGCGTCTGTTACGTCTGGAACCATTGCAATCGGCATGGTCCTTTCTGGAACGGGCGTCACTGCGGGAACGACAATTACGGCGGGCAGCGGATTGTCTTGGACCGTCACACCATCCCAGACCGTTGCGGCTTCAACTACCATTACTGGAAATAGCACGGTAGTAACTACAAGCGGATCTAATACCGTTATTACGTTTACGCAATCAGGGAGCTACACGGCATGAGCCACTTCGCCAAGGTCTGCGACGGAAAAGTCCTTCAGGTCATCGTTGCCGGTCCTGAGTTCTTCGACACGTTTGTAGACTCATCGCCCGGCTCGTGGATACAGACGAGCTACAACACCCGTGGCGGGGTCCACTACGGCGCGGATGGCCAGCCTGACGGTGGCGTGGCCCTGCGCGGCAACTACGCCGGGATAGGGTACACCTACGATCAGGCCAATGACGTGTTCTACGCGCCGCAGCCCTACGCAAGCTGGACGTTGGATCAGGCCACATGGCTGTGGAGCGCGCCCGTGCCGTACCCGGTTGATGATCAGCGGTACGTTTGGGACGAGGCTATGGTTGGTTGGAAACTTGTAACCGAAGGATAGGTTAATTGAATGGCTTTCGCTCTTACTGGATACGGCATTGCATCGTTACCGATTGCAGCCGCACCGTTGGCGGGAAGCCCCCCGGTTCTTTCGGCTGCGTATACGCTTGACGCATCTTATGGGTTATACGCGCTTACTGGGCAAAGCATAATTTTTAACCGGGGCATTTTGCTTACCGTTTCTAGTGGGTCATACGCGCTTACCGGTCAAAGCATAACCATCACAAAGGGCTTCTTGCTTTCCGTCCAAAACGGTCTATACTCGTTAACCGGGCAGGCCGTAGACATCACGTATACCCCCTTCACCCCGCCGGTTACGGGACCGACGCAGTACTTTATAGAAAT